AATAAAAAACCCTCCCTCCACTACGGAAGGAGGGCATTAATTTAAGCCTTAACCTACTTCTACTGCTGTGTAATATGGGTCATCTGGATGATTTTGTGTATCATCTTCAAATGCCAATGCTAACTTATAACTTCCGAAATCTGTTCCGATCAAGCCTGATAGAGCACCATCAGGTGTTACCTTACATTTCCAAGCTTCTATATTATATTTACCACCAATATTAGGCTGACCAATATATAATAGATGACCTTCAATTTCTCCAGCACTACCACCAGATACTTTTGGATAAGAACCTGCTGGAATAGTTGCAGTTACTTTAACTGTAGAACCTGCTACAATGTGTGAGTTAGCAGGAATTTTTATCATACCTGCTCTTGAACTCTGTGATTCTACTATATAGTCAGTATTAACTATATATGCACTTGATGCTGCAATTGCAGATATACTATAAATTTCACCTACAGCAAATGTCTGACCTGTTGTTACTGTAAATGTTATAGTTACCCCATCACCCAATACAAGTGCTTCTGTTAACCCCGCACCAAATACTGTCTGATCTGTGTATGGTCCAACTAAACTAGTTGCTGTAGATACTACCATGCCCCCTACATCACCACTAGCTGTTGGAGCTGTTTTAACTTTAACAAAATACTCTTTATTAGCTGTGCCTGTAAATGTACCAGAAGAAGCAACTGTTCCTGTAGAAGTTAATGCAGTTTCTTTTGTTGCTACTCCAATTGATGCAACTACTGGAACACTAGGAGCCACTGTGACTGCTGATATATTATAATATGCATCACCATTAATATCAACTAACTGAATTATGCCTGGTACTGTTTCAACAGTATGTACTTCATCAGTTATTGCCTTTGATACTTGTGTCTTTACCCCTTGAGTACCATAAAGACCTAATGCTAATGTGTATGGGTCATATTCATCTAATGTAATACTTGCTGTTGGTTTTACAGCAGTTACTACAGATGCCATTAAAGCACGTTTATCATTCATAGCACTATTCTTTTCGATTTTGGTTACTTCATTTGTTATAGTGAATTCACTACTATTACCTAAATGATGAAACTGTTCATATGTTCCATCGGCTTTTAATCGTTTAAAATAAAGCTCTCCGGCACCTACCATTAGGTCTTTTGAGTCACTAAATGCTTGATTTGCCAATATTTATTTCCCCCTTGTTATTATTTTCTCCATCTAATATCCAATACCATTCTATTTTGCAAAACTACTGGTAACTGACCATCACCATCAGAAAATATTCCTTGACAAACAAAATTTGTAGCAAGTCCTAAATCATGATTAATCTCTTCTGCAAATAGATATAATGCATTTAATAGTTCCATTTCAGCATCATACATTTGTCGATACATTTGGTCATTTGTGTTTGTTGAATCATTTTCACCTTTTATATAAATATCAAACCACAATTGAATTAATCCACCTACTATCTGAGATTGTTCTTTTTCCTCAGAAGTTGTTTCTTCTCCAAACAATACTGCTATTGCAGGATAAGCACCTGTGGGTCCTTTGCCAACTGTGATTGCTAAAGAATCTCTATCAACTAAAGTATTAAAAATTCTAGTGCCATCTTCATATGAAAAATTGTCTAAAAAATCAACTAATCGTTTTGCTATTGGATACCATCTTAATTCTCTTACTGCCATTTATATCAATTCCTCTCCATTGGCATTGTTAGAGGGAATTTTCTCTTCTTAGCTTGTACACCATTTGTAAACGTAAGCTTTGTTATTGATGCTTCACGATCTTTTAACTGCTGACGATACATAGTATATTTTAAAGAAAAGGAGTCATTATCAGCCTTTTCACCACTTGAAAACATAGCTTTACTTTGTGCAGCTCTCATATATGCAAATATTTTTGCATAGTCTGAAATCTTATATGGTGTAGGTGTAACAATTTGTTGAGGACTTACCCCAAAACTTAATGCTAAAGACTCGACATTTTGTGTTGACTCTGCTATAATAAATGGAGTGACATAGGTTCTTAATAAGGCATCATCTAAATTTTTTATATCAAAGTAAACTCTATCAGCCATTTATTAACCTCCTAAGTCCATCTGCAAATATTTTATTTATTTTATCTTTATTGTCATCTAATGCTTTATACAAAAACTGATCGGCTTTTGAGCCTGGATGACTTACATGTTTTAAATATACCCATTCACCTAATCTTTTCCAAAAAAAAGATAGTGCTTTAGCTCTTACAGGAAAAATATCATATCTTTCATGTTTAGGGCCGTACACTCCTGTTGGTTCATGAACATAAACTCCATAATCTGCAATAGTAGGGTCTACATATACAACACCTGTTTGTAATTCATTAAATACATAAAATCTTATAGCTCTTCGCAATCTTCCTGTTCTGTCTTCAAAATTATGATTATTTTGTGCATAACCTCTTACTAATACACAAGAATCATGTAGACAAGATTGTATGTACTTGTCTACATTTTCCTGCGGAATAGATATATCAGACTTTAAACCAGATGTTTCAAATGATACCGAAAATTCCTTACTCATAGCAATTAATCGCTATTAAGCTACTTTGCTTATAAGTATGGAACCTGCACCACTTTCAACATCTGAGCCAAAGGAAGGAAGGCAAATTTGAGAAACTATTGTATCTTTATTTACTGGATGTGGAATAAGAATACTTGTAACTGCTACCCCTACATCTGCAATTTTAGTCGCACCTGCAAACTGAGTATTCATCATAAGATCAAGTTCTTCAGGGGTAGAACCGAATACCATGTTACCTAAAACACCGTTTGCTGGTAAAAATGTTACTGTTCCATCTGGGAAGAATTTCTTAGAAGCTCCACCAACTTTAGTTGCATAAATATTATCGTTGATAAGAATTTGCACACCTACTGTAGATGCTACTACATTCTTTACTGCTGCACGACTTACAAATATGCCTGTTGGGTCAGCAAGGTTTGTATTTAACTGTTTAACAATATATTTATTATTTACTATAAGATTAAACGTAGCTGTAGTCATTACTGCAAAAGTTAAATTAATGCCATAACGAGTACCAAAGGCATCTTTCCATGCTTGCATATCCTGTAATGGTTTAGCATTATCAGTATCAGACCATAAAACTGCTGGTGCTGTAAACTGATGTTTAGTATCAAGACCATAATTATAGTTTAATTTTACTCCTGTACCTGCTATAGTTATATGACCTGTAGAAATAAGTTCCATTGCCATACGTTCACGAGCTACTCTTGCCCCACGAAGTAAGTTATTTGTATCATCAAAAATCTTGTTTACTAATGGTACAAGTATGCTCTGATTTCCGCTCTGAGAAAGTTTAACAAGTTCCTGACGAGTTTCTTCATCAATTGTCATACCTTCACGATAGAATGGCATTTTCTGCTTGCTCATTTCAATGGATAATCTATCTCTGTATGTAGCCTGAGTATCAAATGCGGATGCTTTCAATTCGACTGGAAGACCTGCACGACCCCCTATTTTGTTTAGTTCAATACCTAACTGCTTAGTTGATGGGAAAAGAGTTTCCCCCATGTAGTTATCCTGTGATGCTTTAAAATCATCCCAATAAGATACAATGTTGTTAGGTGTTACTAAGTCAAATATATTAACTGCTGTTGGCATATTATTTAATTTCCTCCTTTAATTAGTCTATTCTGCTGAATAGTATTCTAGGTAATGCACCTTTTACTGCTGTACTAGGAACTACTGGCATATTATCCATGTTTATAGACCCAGCTACTACTAATGCTCCAAAATTTTCACCATCAGTTACATCAACAGAATGTAAAAGAATACCGTCTATTATTCCTGTTATAGTTTCAGAACCACCACCTGATGTAGTTGGTCCAATATAAGTATTCACACTATATATTTCACCGACTGCAAAAGTCTGACCAGTTGCTAATGTAAATGTGAATGTTATTCCACTTACTACAACTGTAGCTGATGTTCCTGTAGTAAATACTGGCTGTGCAACATAGCTACCAGAATTTATTGCTGTAGATACTATCATTCCTGCAACATTACCTGTTGCTGTTGGAGCAGTAGTTACCTTGCAATGAATTACTTCATTATCTGTTCCTGTGTATGTACCAGTTTTTGCTACTGTTCCTGTACTACCTAAAGAAGTTGACTGAGCTATTGCATCAGTTGATGTAGCTGTTACAGTTGCTAATGTAACTTCATCAGATGCATTAATTAATTCTGCAATAACTAGTGAGTTTGCAATAAGATCATTATTAAATAGTGCGACTACATCACCATATGTTGCTGTTATTGCATCATATTTATCTGTAGCTAGTGTTATAACAAACTTAGTTGTTGCAGGTGTATATGCAATACTAGAAACTGGTGTGCCACTTACACCCTTTACCATTGATACCGCATATGAGACTGCACCAGATTCTTTAGCTGTAACAGTAAATATAGAATTTACAGTTACAGAAGCTAAATCTTCAACTGAGGATGTCTCAACTGCCATCTGCTGTGGATTAACAAGTAAAGAATTAACTTCTCCTGTTAAAAGTGTACCCTGTGGAATTATATAATTACCTGCATCATTTGCTGTTAGTCCTGCAATAGTTGCCTGATTAACTGTTACTGGCTTACCTATGTAACCTACATGATTTAGTAAAAGAGTCTTGTCAAACCCTTCTACTTTATGTGTTGAAAAATCAATTGACAAGTTTTATTCCTCCTAAAAATTATTTATTGACCGAATTGTTCAAACAATGACTTTGACCCTTCGGCTCCGGCAGGTGTTCTATTCTGTAGTACCTGCTTCATGAATCCGTCTACTTCTCCTGGGGCTTGTTTTGCATTACCTGTATTAAAGCCACTACCAACTCCACCTTTAGCTCCTGCTACAACAAATTCTGGGTTTTCTTTAGCAAAATCTGCTACAGCATCGTTAATGGTAAGTTCAGAACCATCCTGTCCTTTAATAGTTAATGTAGTACCATCTTCGTCTACAATTACCTTGTTAAAGAATAAATCAACCATCTGGTCAGGCTTTATAATCTTATTGGCTTCAAGGGCCTTACGAATACTAGCTGATTTTGTTTGGTTGATTCTTTGTGTCTTTTCATTATTAAGTTGTTCTGTTACACCTGCTAAAGTTTCATTAACCTTATCACGTTCTCTACTAATCTTTGTAAGATCACGTTTTAAGTTTTTAATTTCTTCTGGGGTAGTTCCACCACCAGCTTCTTTTACAAGTGATTCCTTAACTTCTTCTATCATAGCATCTAAGTCTTCTGCATCAATATCAAGATTAAAAGCCTTAGCTATAATTCCAAGTTTTTCTTCTTTTCCTTTTGTTGCTTCTCCTGTTTCTTCTAGTTTAGTTAGTTTCTTAGTTAACTCATTTACTTCTTTTGTCTTTGAGTTAAATTCCTTTTTTAAAATTGAGGCTTTGTCTTTTCCTTCTTCTGTATCAAGACCAAGGCTCTTTAAAAGTTCTTCTAGTGTCATATTCCTTCGTTTCCTCCTAAAAGTTTTGCTTAATTAAAGTCTATACTTATTATAACATATTTTTGTTGTTTTGTCAAGTTCTTACTTTTGGATTTTCAAATCCACCATAATCTTGCATTAAAGTAAAATCATTTTTATTATTATAAGATTTAATTCCTGACTTTGTAAATAATCTATTTTTATTATCTTTACTTAAACCGTTTATATAATCATTTATTCCTGAACTTCTAAATGATTTATTTACTAAACTACCTATATCCTTTTTATATACTACTTCTATATTACATACACAATTAGTATGAGCTGGATACATTGGTATTTTATTTTTTGGGTATATACCTACTCCATAGCCTACATTAGCCCCAGCATTAACATCGCATATATCAAAGGGAAATCTGCTGTGGGTAGAAGATAATAGCCATCTGTAACCAAACACATCAGATTTATTCTTAGTTTCTCTTAAAAGTCCTTCATACTTTGCTCTAGCTCCTTCCGTATTATTCAGTCCAACGTATCTATTCCAATATGTTGTTAATAGTGATCTTGATAGAACTCCTGTTAAAAGTGGTATTAGTAAACTCATTATCTTTTTTGAATTATCATCAATTTCTTTTTTTGTTATATTTTTCAAATTAATATTTTTCAAACTATCTAATATATCAGAAACATTTACATCAGACATAAATAAAGAAAGTGATTTAATTTTTCTTTCTATATTATATAATTTAGC